CCATACCTTGTCCAGCGAGCCCGGGGGAAGGCCGAATTTCTTCTCCAGCGCGTCGAATAGATCGGCAGTCGATCTGGATGCTAAAGGTGCCGACGATCCGGTCGATGCAACGGGGCTAGACTGCTGATCATAAGTCGCTCCAGATGTGGAGCCATGAGCATTACGGTCAGTCTTTGATACGAAGTGTCCGGATCCGCCGTAATTGAACGCATGCTTGATGCTTTCCAAAACCCCGGACCAACCTCCCGATTGAGATGGATCCGAATCCGGCCTTGCTCCGCCGCGACGCGAGACGAAATGGCCACCCTGCGTGCTGTCCTTGATGGTGTCGACCGCCTTGTATGCGCCATACCCAAGCAGCCCGAGTCCGCCCATCGTGCCTACCAGACCCACAAGGCTGGCCGAGCCAGCCACCGCACCGAGTCCACCAAGTGCGCCCGCCAGAGATGCGACTCCAGATACGACGCCCGCCAGCTTTATAGCCGCCAGCCCTATCAGGATGCCTTTTACCCCGCCAAGCGCTTCAACAACTTTGTCGATATTGCTCGCGGTCTTGTCCCAGTCGACCCTGTCGATCCAGTTCGCCAGTTTCTGGACCGCATCCGCGATCGCACTGGCCACGTCTCCGGCATGCGTCTCAGCCCACTTCTCGAACTTGTCGATCAGCGGCGTCAGGACAGGAACGAGCTTGGATTCGATTACGATCCAAAGCTTGTCGAAGTCGCTGATAACGCGCCGGATTGAGTTGTTGAACTCCTTGCCGGCGAATGCCGCCTGATCGGGGTTGATACCCCATCGGCTCAGGCTTTCTGCATACTTCTTCTGCTCGTCATTGAGCGTTGACAACCCGTTCTCAAGCATGAGAAGGGTATCAGGATCGATCCCGAACAATCCAGCATAGGCAGCCGCCACATAGGGCTGCTGACTCTTCATCTTTTCGATGAAGCTGTTGAATCGCTCCGCCGGATTGCCGCCCTTGACGCCTAGAGAATCGAGAAGGCTGCTCGTGCCCGGATTCAAGCGCAGCGTACGCGCGAAGTTCTCAAGCGCCCCTTGCGCCTGGTCCGCAGTCAGCCCGATCTGGCCAGCCGCGTAGCGCAAGGCCATGAGGTTGCCGACCGTGGCGCCTGTGCGCTGAGACGCGTAGTAAAGATTCTCCATTTGGCTGGAGATGATCTTTACGCCAGCCACAACGCCACCGGCCGCAGCGGAAACAGCTAAGCCAACATTCTTTACTGTCTTGGTAACACCGTCGACGGAATCGACGAACTTCTTCATTCCTACTTCGTCAACCTTAAAACCAAGGCTGACGAGAAATTCCCGAAGGACGTTATTGCTCATCGATCGCGCTCCGCTTGCTGTCTGAGTATTTCTTCGTTTGCAGAACGCACATCAAGCGCGTCATTCAAAAATGCGACGTCTTCGAGACCCAATGTTCCGTCGACCAGCGATTCATATTTGCAAAGCCCTTCCATGACGGGCCTGATCAGCCAATCTTCGCCATCGGGCAGCGACAGCAGCGATACATTGTTCGTCTGTGCGCTACTTATGCCACTGCCGCGACGTTGAAAAAACCCGACAGATTCTCCTGGATCACCTTCACCGCGAGCTGGATCATCTGGCCCATGTCCATATCCTCGAACATGAGGCTGCCGCCGCGGGCGATTACCGGAGCGCCTTGGCCGTTCGGCTGGATTCGCTGGCAGACGCCGAGGCAGATGTCGAGAACGTAGTCGACGTCTTCATCCGACATACCGGAAAGCGCATCAGTGAGCGGACCGAGGAATGCAGCAAATCCCGCGCTCTTGTCCGGAACGCTGCTCATACCGGCCAGCAACGGAGCCAGCCGGCGAGCAACGTGAAACTGCTTGCGCGCGTCGATGCGGCCGATACGATACTTCTGTCCGCCGACTTCTACGATGTCATTCATGGGTTACACCCCGATCGCGAGTGCCGGGTCCATCACGCCGATGTCAAACACCCATTCGATCGTGCCGGCTTCCATTGCGAAGGTGTTGTTCGGGAACTTCGAGAACGCGACCTGCTGACAGGAATACTGCTCACCGCGGACGATGTCGGAGCCTGCCATCACGCCTTGCCCCCAGTTCGCCGAGCTCGTGCGCTGGAAGTTGTACATCGCCGACAGCTTGCCGTTCGTCGGCGATGTCTTCAGCAGGCGAACTGTGGCTCTCCCACCCTTGCCTGGATTCAGGCTGTGCATGACCGAGCCATCGGCGCCGATGACCATCGTGTTGGCGTTTTCGACGAATTCGAAGGTGACGCCTTCTTTTGCATCACCAGCGCCGTCGCCCAACGTGATCGAACCGCCAGGGCCCGTCAGCGTGAGCGCAAAGTCTTGAAAGCTATACGTGCTCATGTGTTATCTCGCTTATTGGTTGACGCTTACTGCGAAATCGATCGTGTGGACTGCGCCAGCCAGCTTGACAGCGATCTGGAACGGCACTGACTTACGTGCAGCGCGATCTGCCTGGCTCTGCGACGCAACCGCGGGCTGGAAGACGTAATAACCCTTTGCAAGGAAGTCGCCTTGGTTCAGCGTGCCAAAGCCGCCACTGTTCCAGACGCCTGGCGCGAACAGGCCGTTGTTGACGTATTGCTGGCAGACGCCTTCGATGACGGTAGCGAGGACATGCATACCGGCGTCGGTCTGCGGGATCTTCGTCGTAGTCGTGAACAGCGCGTTGAACAGTGCTGTCTGGACGTCGATACAGAACGCGTCCATGCCGACGATCGTGTCGATGTATTCGCCCGATGCGACCTTGGCCGGCTCGATGATCGTCGTGCCGTTGTTGTACGCGACGAAGACGTTGCAGTTCTTGCCTTCGAGAGCCGACATCTGCGTTGCGTTGAGCGTTTCCGCAGCCACCCCCGGCTCCTGCTTGTACATCAGCGTGATCACCGTGTTGTTGCCGGTGTAATCCACCGTCAACTGGCGACCGAGCAGCGAGTTCACTGCATACGCGCTGTTGCTCGAGAACTGGCTACACGTCTTGTTGAAGCCAAGCGCCTGAAGCTGCGAGGCAATGTCGGTCGTCGTGACCGAGTTGAGCACACCGGCTTCCTGCGTCGTCACGCCGTAGAAGTGCTTGTTGTTCGTCGACTCGATGAATGCTGCGAGCGCGAGGTGATCCGAATCAGCCGCCTGCGGAACGGTCAGGCCGTACCATTGCTGGCCGAACTGGTTATCGAACAACGCGGCAGCCGCAACAGCGGATTCCGCAGCGACACCGTTGGCGACGAATGCACCCGACGAGCTCGACGTCATGCCGAGCATGGCCGAAATGTCAGTACCGCTGCCGCCGCTCAGCGTGGCCCCAGAAGGCGTTGCTACCGATGCAGCCAGCGTGAACGTGTTGCCTGCCGTGCCAGGGGTCTTGTAGACAATCTGCAGCGCCGTGCCAGCCTGATTGACCGAGTAGGTTGCCTTCGAGATGTTGACGTCGGCCGACTGATTCAGGAACGTCACTGCGTTCGCAAGCGTCGCGGCGAGGGTAGTGCCGATCAGGATCTGGTTGCCCGTCGTCAGTGCGGAGACGAACGTAACCACGGTGCCGCCGATCGTGACCGTTGCGGCTGCACTCGGGTTGACTGCATACGTGACCGAACCAAAGGCGGTCGGAGCGCTCGCAAAGCTGAGCGTCGACGTTGCGCCGGTCGTGCCGTCCGTGATCTGGAACTGGGCAAAGCTCGAATTCCATACACAGGTCGAGCCTGCGACAGCCGCGGCGAGGGCCGTCTGGATGAGCGCAGCGATACCGTTCAGATTGACCGACGAAGCAAAGCTTGCCGGCGAGATCGTGTACGGAGTGCCATTGATCGTGATCGAGAACGCTGGGGACGTGATGGCCGTGAAGTTGGCGATGGCCTGCTGCGCCACCGAAAGCGTTGCGCCGAACAGTTGCGCCGCCGTCGCGGTCTGAGCCCAGCGACCGATCAGCACGTTGGCGGGTTGCGGCGACTGACCGAACCATGCCACCGATGCGAGGTATTCAGGCGCCGTCGTGCCGAAGTCCGCGGCGACGGCCGACGAACTGAAGTACTCGCGCATCCGGGAAGCGACATCGATCACAGGCGACGAGCCCAGAATCAACTCGGTATTCAGGTTCTGCGCCTGTGCCGCGTTCGGCGACAGATTCACTGTCCCCTGAATCAGGCGAGAGATAGGAAGTTGACTCGTCGTCATTTGTGGATATCCCAATGAAAAAAGCCCGCACAGTGGCGGGCTCGGAAAGCGTTGCGTGAGGTGTTACTGGTCGACGATGATCTGCTCGGTCTGGGTTTCAGACTTCGCTGTCGCCTGTGCGGACAGGATGTTGAGAATCGGGTATGTGCGGACGACACGCCGGCGGATGCGCATGGACAGATCGAACCGGCGAATCCATTGCTGGTTAACCAGTTCCGGCGCCGTCACGATTGACCCGACTTCAACAAGGCCCATTTCGAACTGGTCGAGCGTCGAATTGTTCTGTGCGACGTACATCCCGTCTCGCGCCTGCGAGGCAAAGTTCAGTGCGCCAGCGCCGTAGAAACTGCACAGAACCGTGATGATTTCGTGGCGGATCAATGAGTCCGATCCATTTCCGGCCGGATTGTGCTGCTCGTATGAGTTGGCGTCGTGCTCAATGCCTGTCACGCCGACTGCGCACCAGTTCGTCGCCGGCTCGGGCTGCTTCGGAACGATCGCCTGCCAGCGCGGACGGACCATGTTGCCGGGAAGCCCGGTGATGCCGACGAGAAGTTGCTGGAAGATCGAATCGAGATCCGCATCTTCCGGTGGCGCCGTTCCTGTTGGCTGGAGATAGCCGGCGACGCTTGAATCAGCCATTCGAGCCCCCCGACAACGGGATCAGTTCGCAGTTCGCCGCGGTGAATCCGATGCCGAAGCGGGACCAGTCTCCAACGTTAGTCACGGTATAACTCCGACCGTTCCACGTCACGATGTCTGCATCCTGCCCGTCACTGCCTGCCTGCAACAGGAATCGGCTATGCACGGTGATCGAACCATTGATGCGCGAGCCTTCCGCCAGGCGCATCAGCAGGTCGCCAGTATTGTTGGTCACGACACCGTAGAAGGGCGTGGATACCGCGGAGTCTGTCGCGATACCGTTGTCATCCACGACCTGTGTTTGCCGCGCACAGACGAGGCTATCCACGAAATCCGGATCGAGCAGGATTTCGGAAACGTCAAGTAGCGGCATTACTTTTTCTCGCGGACTACGTAGGTGATCGAGTTGCGGAGCGATCCGGTGTTGATAAGCGGAATGATGCCCGCTTCGTTTTGAGCCTGCGCTGGGTCGGTGCCCGAGTCGACTGCCTTCAGATATTCCTTTTCATCGGCGCGCATGCTTTTCGTCTGCCGGCTTTTATACCGGTTGCGGATCGTCTCGGGGGAGAGTGCGGGCGGAATGTTGCTGCCGATCTTCTTCTTGACCGACTGCGAGGCGATCATGCCGGCGCTGCTCATCTGTCGCTCGGCACCCGCCTGATTACCACTCAAGGCTGCGTCTGCGGCTTTTCCAAGCCGATCGGCGCATTGATCCTGTACGTCTGCAACACCTGGGACGAGAAAGGGGCGGGCGGGTACGTTGTGAGCTGGCGAGCCTGTTTCCATCACGTAGCCGATCTGCGCATTCGTCATCGGCGTGTCGGTGCGCTCGGGCGCGCTGTCGGGGATACCGACCAGCACATCTTTGCCAGAGAGCTTATTGATGGCGTCGATGATGGCCTGCATGTTATCGGCCGTCATCGTTACGCCTGATTTCATGTTGCTCTCAACAGTTGATCTGGAGTCCGCCCGCGCCCATCATGCGGGCGAGGCTAAGGTAGCGAATACCATACGACGTAAGTGCCCAGAAGCCGGCGCCATCCAGCGAGGCGGCTCCTGTGTCGTAACTGGTGCTGACCTTATCGACTGCCTTCGCAGACGTCGGGCCGGTCATCGTGCCTGGCACACCGCCAACTGCCGCCGCCGTCTGGTCACGCACCGACAGCGCCAGATGGTGCGCCGTAACCAGCTCGATACCGATGTTGGTCAACTCCACCCATCGGTCAGCATTGACGAGCGATGTAGCCACCGTCAGCCACGTCTGGATCAACGAATCCGGATAGGTCGTTGCATCGGAGAAATCCGGAAAGTCAGAACGTAGCTGGGCGGGGGTGACGGTCATGATTTAGCGGGTCGGCCGGGTTTTCGCTGTTCTACTTCGACAGCGGGCGCTTCGTCTGTGTGATGCAGCACGAACCAGTGCGATT